GTGGGAGGGGTGTCGCTTTGTATGAAGATTTTCCCTTGTGGTTTTTTTTATTTGTGTATTATTTTTTTGTGTTCTGTGGTCTTGTTGTCTCTTTGTTTTGTTCATGCCTCTATTATATTTTTTTTATTTCGGGCGTGTCGTTTTTTTTATTGACACTGTGTCAATGGTTGTATGTGCAACAATCTGTGTCCGGCTAGGTTACGGTAACGTAACCGTAGCTTATTGGTGGCTGTTGGTTGTTTTTTATTTTTTTGTTTTGTTTTGTTTTTGGGCGTGTCGTTTGTTTGTTTGTGTTTTAGTGTAGTTGTCCGCTCTCAGGGAAAGGAAAAAATAAAATGTGGTATTTTAATATCACCGCAAACGGTTTTCAGGTTTTTGAGGTTTTGTCTGATTGTGTGAGGCCTAGTGGTATGTTTTACACAACGTCGTTGAAGTCTTCGTTGGATGGTGTTTTGTCTTATATCCGTCATGCGTATGTTGGTATGGATGTGGATGTGGATATTGATAATGCTACGTTTGATCTTGACGGGACAATGGTTGGTATGGTTAAGGTGGTGTTGCTGTAATGGGTGGTATGATTGTTGCTGTCTGTATTCTTTCTGCACTGTTTCTTACGATGGTGGCTATGGTGTTTTGCGAACTGTCGCGTGATATGCGTGACGTTTTTTGTTTTTTGGTCATGCTTGCTGTGGGCGTGGCTGTTGTGTTGGTTTTCATAGTAAGGGGGGCCTGAGATGGCTTATGATGATATGAAGGTTGCCACGTTCTTGTCTCAATATCGTGGTGGCGATGTCGGATTGTGGTATTGTTCGCATAATTACTTGTACGAGCTTCGGTATACTGTTCAGTTCCGCACTCCAGGTGGTTTTTCCGACGCTTCGGCATGGTGTGCATATGATGCCGCTAATGAGTCTCAGATTGTCGATTTGATGCTGGACGCTATTGATATCGCCCGCACACCGCTCTTGGAGAGGAATTAGCCGTGTATTTTCGTGGTTGGGTACATTCGTGGGTGTGTGGAACGTGTCCGGACGCTGACAGTTATTGGCGTTTGCGCGCGTTTTGGGCTGGGAGACAGCATAAGCGGAGCGCCACTGATCCTCCGAAACGTTGTCCTGATCGGCGGTTGTGGGAGGTCATGTGGCTGTGTGGTGACAGTGTTGGTATTGACGGATTGGAGTTTTAGTCATGTATAGTACTTTCGTGGCTCTCGCATACTTGAGGGATGCGCGCGAGTCTCCTATTGAAGTCGGTTATGCTTCATCGTATAAGGATGCGGCGGATTTGATTAGGCGGTGGGCGGCTATCCGGTCTCATACGGAGAATATCAGTTATTTTCGCGTTGAGGAGAGGTATTATGTTTAGGCGTGGCGATGATAGGCGTCCTATTTACCGTATGCGTGATTTTGATGATGCGATCATGGAGAGCAAGCGTGTTGTCCGTGCCACAAAAGGCCATAAGCGTGAACTGAACTTGAAGCGTTTCGACCTGGGGTATGGTGATTTTGAAACGTGTTGCCGTGCCGTCAATATGTTGTGTGAACTGTGGCGTGACGTGCCTGGTGAGTGGTTTACGCAAGCGGTGATTACTGTGTCTCAGATTGCGGGCGGTCTGACTATGAGGGATGGACTCTCTGCCGCCTTATCCCGCACGTTCGACGTCGAATATTTGGACGGTTCCATCAATCCGCCTAACTTGATTGCATGGTGTGCGGTCTGTGCCGTCAAGGGCGGTACGTCATATGACTGTTGCACGATTTTTGATAGTCCTCAAGCGCAAAATCTGATTGTCGCCGTGTTTAAAAATTTTGACAGACTGGATACGACTCGCTATACTGATAGTGATTTAAAAAAAATCTTACTGCAAGGGAGGTAAAATTGGCTAGAACGAAAACCGAAATTTTCCGCACGCGCGTCTATGCAGTGCTCAAGGGCATGGAGTTGGTGGACGGCGACTTCATGGAGGCGGAGCACGTTATCGACGGACGCCTTAAGGACGCTCGCGCATATTCGATTCGTGCGAAGAAACTGTTTCCTAACTTCATTCCTCGTTCAATCCGTATTTTTTCTCAGAAAGTCTCTATGAATGAGGAGACTTTTTACAAGTATGCGACTTTTGAGGAACCTCAAGAATGGAATCCGGGAGAGCATACAAACCGACACGCCGACGTTGAAAATAATGAAGACGTGTGATATAAAAGATTTTAGGTATAAGCCTGAAAAAAATAATAACAATCTAGGAAAGGTTAAACAATGGAAAACAACAATACCGCACTCGTCGCGTTCAACACCGAGAACACCGAACTCGGCACCGTCCAGCACTTCATCGACACTTCGACCCGCGAAGGCAAAATCAAGCTCTACAGCGCATTGCAGAACGCCGAAAAACTCGACGAACACCTCAACGAGCCGCTGAACATGACGAACGCAGTCGCCCAGGCAGTGCAAGTGACCGACGACCAGACCGGCGAAATCTCCAACACTGTGCGCGTCATTATCGTGACCGATGAAGGCAAGGCGTACGCGGCCACCTCCCCGACTCTCGCGGCGGGACTCAATACCATGTTCGGAATCTTCGGCACGCCGAACACTTGGACGGAACCGTTGTGCATCAAGGTGGTCGAACGCCGCTCTCGTCGTGGCTTCAAGTTTTTCAGCATCGAGCCGGTGGACGAGAAAACCAAGTGAGCTTGCTATAATAACTGAGTAGCGTTCATTCATAGAGAGCACCCAATTTGGGTGCTCTCGCCGTCTTAAGGACTGTGCCATATGTCTCGAAAGCAAAAACATGTCAAGGCACGTCAGGCCGCGCAAGCACGTGCCGCACGCAATATCAAACAGCTCGGCGCTTACTCCCACTCGAATCTCGCCAAAACCGCGGACAAACAGCTCGTCAATATCGCCAAAACCTTGGGCAAGGAGTGGGAGCGGCAGAAGAAACGGGCCATAGCGGAAGCGAAAGCAACCCCATACCGCGCCGCCGCTGTGGAGAAGCCGACGAAAAAAGACATCATGTTCGCAGGGCGCACACCCATCACAGACGCGCAAATTCAGGCGGAGCCGGTGGCGAAGCGACGCAAACTCCTGAGGCAACAGCAACGGAAAATCAATGCGGCACGACGGAAAATCAACGAATGGAACAAAGCTCAAGCCATGCCCGCGAAAAGCGTGTACGACCAACGTGTGGCCGAAATCACCGGCACCACCGGCGAAGGCTTCGGACGCACTCAGATCATCCCGTCCAAGCTCACCGATTTTCTGCAAATGACCAACGTGCTGAGTGATGAAGCGTTCGTGCGCTCCCAACTGGAAAGCGGCCACCGCAACGAACTGCTTGAGCAGATGCACGATGCCGCAGAAATATTGGGATTGCGCACCGAACACAAAAACAAACCGTCCAAAAAGCGGGGAACCGGCAAACGGACTGAAGATTTGTATGGCGAGCATGATTGGCCATCCTATATGAGTCGCGGACGGTACGAAGTGTTCGAGAAGATCCTGGCCACCACGCTTGGCTCGAAACGGTTGAAACGATTCCGCCAACTCTCAGACGCGCAAAAACGCGCGTTCATCGAGCAGACGGACGCGCCGCGCATTGTATTCGACTGGACGGTATATGATCCAGTACGGCACGGTTTTACTTCGGTGTTCCGTGACAACAGCGAGGGCTATCAGCGTTCCCGCAAGCAGTTTGACCGGTGGTTGGCTGAAGCGGGTGCGTTGGGAAAGTAGCGGACGGCAAATAAAAGGATAGTATACCATGACCAGGCAAGATAACAGGGTGGGGTTGTGGTGTGCGGATAATGTCATACGATTCACGGACGGCACCGCATTGCGTGACATTATCGCGCCTAACCGCCTTTTGGCGTCCATCATGTCGGGCGGCAAACTCACCGTCTACGTGACTGACCCAGACACTTTAGACCCGTTTATGGCACACGTCGTACACTCACTCCCCCATAACGAGCACAACTCCAATTTGAGTTGGGATGCGATAGTGTCGAAAAAGGGCAAGTTCTTCAGTTTTAGCGTGCGTATAGACCGCGAAAACTCGGCACGTTTCTTCGATATATCGAATCTTTTGCGTGAGAATTGCAGTCTCACCATGGCCGACACACAATTGCTCAACATTCTGAAAGAATATGATAATCGCGGTTTGTGCAAGATTACGGCGGGCGGGGCGAGTATGGAGGCTTTCGCGTCCGGCGAGTGGAAATGGTATTACGACAAATTCCCACAACTGGAACCCGAAACCAAAAAGTCATTGCACGACGCCTATATCGGCGGCTTCATGCTGGTCAAAGAAGGGGCGTACGGCAAGGCTATCGACGTTGACTGCAACTCAATGTATCCGTCCATATTACGAGACGAGTGGTTGCCGTGGGGAGAACCGGAACAATACGACGGCGAATACATCCAAGATGATGACATGCCATTGCATTGCGACGAACTCACGTTTCGCGCGGAACTCAAGCCGGACGGATACCCTTTTCTACTCGATAATCGAAGCGTGTACGGCTTGAACCGTCTCACCTCAACCCGTGGCTATATCACAAGAGTATTGACCGACATTGACCAGCAACTACTGTACGACAATTACGAAGTGACTATATACCAGCATGTTCGAGGGTGGAAGTTCCGCCAATCCAAAGGTTTTTTTCGTTCGTTCGTGGATGAATGGGGGGACTTGAAACAGAAGGCGACGGGCGAAAAACGGCAGATGGCGAAACTGATTATGAACGCGCTCGTGGGGAAAATGGCGAGTCTGCCCAAGGGTTCTGTCATGCTCCCCACCTCCAAAGACGGCATAACATTGGACTGGGATGTCGCCCAGCGCGAAGAGTCGAATTTGAAAACCGATTTCCTACCCGTGCCCGTGTGGGTCAACGCGTATGCGCGCCGCAAGCTTATGGACGTGTGCCATGCGAACGCCGATCGGCTATTGTACGCGAATACGGACGGTTGTATTTTGAGCGGTTGGGAGCCGGTGGAATCATGTGACATACACCCGACCGAACTTGGGAAGTGGAAAGTCGCCGCACGATACGAAAAACTGACTATCCTGGGTATGAACCGGTATCAGGGATGGAGGGACGACGGTGAGGTTGACGTATGCATGGCCGGAAACATGTTTTCCCAGCCCATCCCCTACGAGAAGTTTAGGCATGGAACGCAGATCATGGATGATTACGGCACAATGGTCATGCTATAATATCCATTGTCTTCTGAGCGTCGATTTTCGACTGGGAGTAACATGAGTCGGATTGCCACGGCTGAAAACGCCGCCGACCGTGAAAATCACTATCGTGGCGGTAGTGCCCTACGATTTTCAATTCGTGCTCTGATAGGACAGTCAGGCCTCCGCGTGATTGCGGAGGTCATTTTATTTTTCCGCCGCATGATATAATTTTAGTGGAAATATTGCCAATCGTAAGGAGCTTTTGCATGGCAGACCCAGACAATGACGGAGAGGAACCCACCACTCCGCCGCCGACCGAAGAGGAACAGCAGACGCAAACCGTGGATGATGAAGTAAAGCCGAAAGAACCGGAGCCGGAACCGGAGCCGAAGCAGGAGCCGGACGTTTCCGCACGCCTTGACGCGATCGAAAAGGAATTGGCCGGACTGAAAGCCATGTTGGACACGCTCGGCTACAATGACCCCGCACCGTCCGACAATGACGGTGACGGAGACAATGACAGCACTGAATCTATCGAAGATTTGTTCGACTAAAATAGTTAGGAGATATATATAATGTCCAATATTCGACCATTGGCGGGAAAGGGTGATGTTGAGATCTTCAACGCCGTGCGTTCCGCCACATCCCCGCAGTTCCAGACCCGTATCCCATCGGCCACGCAGGGCAATATTAGGAACGCCGTGGACACCATGCGCAATTTCCCCTACCTTCGTGACGAGTTCACCGGCGTGCTGATCCAGCGTCTCATTGGGCTCTACATTCAGCACGCGGATTGGGATGACCCTCTGAAGCTTATCGGCTCCCCCCGCACCTTGAAGCGTTACGGCTCCACATACGAACAGGCCGCAGTTGGTCTCGTCAAGGCACGCACCCGTAACTTCAATAAGGAATATTTGGGCGACGATGTCTACGGCCGCTACTCGCTTCCGACTGCAAGCGTGTTCCACCCCCTGACGTTTGACCATTATTATCCGGTCACTATCCCCGAAGACGCTTTGTTGACCGCGTTCGACGGCGAAAGCGGCATGTCGGACTACATTTCTGAGATCATGAACGCGCCTATCCTCTCAGATAGGAATGATATGTATCTCATGAAGACGCAGACCTTCGCGGAATACGCGCGTAAGGGCGGTTTCTACCGTGTGCATACCCCTGACGTTGGTAAGGCCGACTCGACCGAAGCGGACGCGAAGGGACTGCTGCGCCTCATCCAGCAGATGGCGAACGAGCTGAAGGCTTCGCCAATGAGCGCCATGCCCCAATATAATGCCATGGGTTGGGTGACTCCGTGGCGCGATAGTGAAGCGATCCTCTTCGCCACTCCGCAGGTGATCGCCGCGCTCAATGTCGAAGCATTGGCCGCCGCGTTCAACATTGACAAGGTGAACGTGCCGTATCGTATCATTCCGATTCCGGAGGATATGTTCGGCATCGGTGGACAGGGCGGCAAGGTTCAGGCGGTGCTGACCACCGAAGACTTCTTCTTCTGCTGGGATGAAATGCTGGAGATGACGAACAGCCCCGTGAACCCGATTGACGGCACGCGCAACATTTTCTACAAGCACAGGGGTAGCATCACTCCGAACCCGTTTGCGAACGCGATTCTGTTCTGGACGGGCAAAGGTTCCAACGAGTCCGTGACGTTGCCGGATACGCTCACCACCTCCACTCCGGTATTCGAGTTGTGCGTGAAGAAGTATGGTCAGTCCGCCATCACTCCGCAGAACGTGTCCCGTGGCGATCTCGTCCAGGTGGTGTCCACCATTACGAGCGCCAACAAGAAGACGGCGACATTCCAGCCGACCGGCATCAAGTATGCCGTCGAGGGCGCAACCTCCCAGTTCACGACCATCGATAACGACGGGATCCTTCGTTGCGGTTTGGATGAAACCGCCGAAACGCTTAAAGTCACCGCTCGGGCGACCTACATCAATCCGGCCAGGCCTGAAATCGACCAGACGGTTTCCGCCGCACTATCCGTGCCGGTCGTCGGCACTTGGTTTGGCGGTTGGAAGGCCGGCGCCATCGAGTCTCTTGAGATTCAGGGCGAAAAGTCGGTCAAACTGAATAGCAGTGTGGCTCTTAAGGCGATCGCCACCAAGACGGACGGCAACACCGCGGACGTGACCAATCTTGCCACGTGGACGGTGAACGCCCCCTCGACCATCACCCCCAACGGAGTGTTGACAGGAACCGAAGCTGGTATCGCCAACATCACTGTGAAGTTTGCGGGAGCTACTGGAACGGCAAAGGTCACCGTCATCGTGTAGCGATGATAACTAGCCGCTAAAATAGGTGTGGATAGACTTTATCCACACCTATTATTTTTAGGAGGGTTTATGAGCGCGAACGATTTGCCAATTAATTTCAGTTATGCGAAATGGACGCCGAACACACGGTTCAAACTCTGCAACGTCCCGTGGGACATGGGCTACAGGGATATAGTCAGATGGAGCGAGCAAGCTCAAAGAGATTATTTCGACCGATTGGACGGCATCGAGTTCACCGACTGCACTATGGCGAAATATGGCCTGCCTGTACGACTACCGGTGCCGTTCGCCCAAGCGTGCCAATATAATTATCTGATCGCGACGAACGACTATGACTTCGATACCCCCCGTAGTTGGTACTACTTCATCCAGACATGCGACTATGTGAACGCCAACACCACACAGCTCAATATCCAATTGGATGTGTGGCAGTCATTCCAGCATGATATTCAATTGGGTAATGCCTATGTCGAGCGCGGCCATGTGGGGATTGCGAACGAGAACGCCTGGAAAGACTATGGAAAAACGTATTTGGATCTCCCCGAAGGACTCGATACCGGCAAATGCACCGTACTCACCAACGAAGCTTGGAAACCACTCATGGATATTGGCACTCATGATGGCGTGAAATATACATCCTACGGGCTGATCATCGTAAGCACCACCGATCTGGAAGCCGATACGGGCACCAAGGATAACCCGGTGGTCAACACCGCCACAGGTAGCGCGTTCGAGAGTCAGCTTAATGGCACATCCATGTACTATTTGGATACGCCCGCCGATATTGTCACATTCTTCACTGAAGGCATGAGCGCACCGTGGGTCACGCAAGGCATTTGCGGCATCTACGCCGTACCGCATCTACCGCAAGCGTTATTGGACGGCCAGCCGAAAAAGACGGAACTTTTCGGGCATTCCGTCGGTTTTATTGGTAACTGTTGGGAACTACGCAAGAGAAACGACAATAGCAGCGCACGCTACACGGACATTATCAATCTCAAAAACTTCCGCGACACTTTCCAGTTGCCGGAACGCTACAAGTATCTGAAAAAATTCCTCACAGCACCCTATGCCTATATCGAATGCTCGTGCCTGAACGGCACCGTGATAACCTATGAGCCGGAACAGATTCCAAGCGCTGACCTGATTATTCGAGAATCATGGAATTACGCGCCACCGTCTCCGCGCCTGAATTTCTACGCGCGCGGATATCATGCGGGAAACCTTGGAGAACGTCAACCATTGACGGACGGCAAAGGGTTGCCTATCGATACGGGCGAAATGCTCAACGCATCCTTCGGCATCACCAATTTCCCTACATTTATGGCTGTCAACAACGGCTCAGCTTTGGCGCTTGCGAACAGCGCGTACACGCGTCAATACGCTCAGCAGAGCGCGGATTGGAGTTTTCAGAAAACCCAGATGGGTATCAACAACGCATATGCTCAAGCCCAGCTCGGCACGCAGTATGCAAGCGCCCAAAACCGGCTCGGCACGTCGAACCGCAACGCCATGAACGCGATCAGCAACCAGGCTGCGCAGATGGGCACCGATCTGACGTTGAAGAATCTCGGATTCAACAATCAGATGGCGCAAATCAACACCATCGGATCGGGTGTGGCCAACGCAGTCGGTTCCGCAGTCACGGGCAATATTGGCGGTGTGGCCGGAGCCGTGGCGGGCACCGCGATCGGCGCATGGACAAACCAGATGACTTACGACAACAACGTGTCAAGCGCGAACCAACAATTGGCGAACACGCAAACCACCAACAACGCATCGACTTCTCAGGCCAACGCCTACAGTCTCGCGCAAACCAACTTGTCCAATCAACAGACCATGCAGCTCGCAGATATGAACAAACAGTTGGCACAGGCGACGGCGCAAGGCGATTACGAGAACACGATCGCCGGCATCAACGCCCAAGTACAACAGACCCAAACCGTACCGCCAACCACGTCCGGCGCATTGGGCGGTGACGCTTTCAATCTTGCGAACGGTTTGATTGGCGTCCTGGTACGCTTCCGTCAGATACCACCGGCCGCCATGCAAGCCATTGGCGAAGTATGGCTACGATACGGCTATTACGTGCAAAGGTTTATGAAACTTCCGGGGAATCTCATGGCCATGAGCAATTTCACCTACTGGAAACTGCACGAATTGTATGTGCGTTCGAGCACATGTCCCGAAGAATACCGCCTGACCGTGAAAGGGATTTTTGAAAGCGGTGTGACCGTGTGGACTGACCCCGATAAAATCGGCGTCACCGACTACGCGGACAATACGCCACTATCCGGTATCGCATACTAGATATAATGGAGAGAGTCAAGAAAACTCTCTCCATTATTTATAGGACGGTGACCATGAGCAAGCGCAACAACGCGCGCAAGGCCGCGCACTGGGACAATCAAAGCGTATTAGGTTCAATGTGGGGCAATTTGAACCTACCTGAAATGCGGCAAAGTCTCCGCATTAACCAGTATATGAAGCTGATTGAGATGCTGGCGGTGAGCCGGTTCAAATGGATTAACCTACCCCCGTACATTGATGAAAGATATTTGGAACTGACTCTATTCGAGAACGGTTTGGCACTCTTCTTCCCCGACAAACGCAAGGGAGTGCATCGTTTCATGGTCACGTCGGGTAATATCGGCGGAGTCAACAACTATAATAATCCGACGTCTTTCCAGCCGGTTGCCACGAACTACTCGCACCCGCAGATCGGGAGCAAGGAGTGCGTGCCGATCTGGGACAACCAGTTGCGTTGCACCATGATTGACGTCATGTGGAATTATGCCACACGATTGGCGATCGCCGACCGCGCGCTCGACGTGAACCTTGATAATATCAGTGTGCCGTTGATTATCGCCACGTCCGAAACCAACAAGCTCACCGCCCAAAATTTGATGAAGGCGCGTGAGGACGGCGACCCGTACATTTATACGTACGACTCGGCGGATATCACCGGCATGTTCCAGACGTTTCCGAACGTCACACCGTTTTTGGCGGATAAGATCATCACCACGAAAACGCAGATCTGGAACGAACTCGTGAACTACCTCGGTATCGACAACAGCACCACGGAGAAGAAGGAACGGTTGCTTGAATCGGAAGTCACGGCGGGCAATTCTCGTACGAACGTTTTCCGCCTGAGCTATCTTAAAGCACGTCAACAGGCGTGCGATACGATCAACCGGTTGTGGCCGCAAATGGCCGACTCAGGAAAGCCTATCGGTATCGAATGGAACGACACCACTTCAGGCGGACTCCTGGACGTTGACGGAAACAAGGAAGAGGAATAAATAGGGCTTTCAAAATGGGCATCAGACAGCAGACGATTGACGATTACGGCGCGTTCGTGGAGAAATTCAAACCGAAGAAGACCACGGACGACTGCTACACCCCCCCAGAAGTGTATGAGACGATAAAAGACTGGGCATGCAGTGAATATGGTATAGACCCGGCTAAGATTGTGCGCCCGTTCTATCCGGGCGGGGACTACGAGCGGTTCGACTATTCGGACGGCAAGGTGGTGGTGGATAATCCGCCGTTCTCGATTCTGGCGAAGATATGCGCGTTCTACCGTGACAACCATATTCCTTTCTTCCTGTTCGCGCCGTCTCTCACGATCTTCAGCAGCACGTCGCGCAACGGCGCGCATATGCTGGTCACTGGTTGCGATATCGAATATGCGAACGGCGCTATCGTCAAAACCAGCTTCGTGACGAGTTTCGGCGATGACCTGATTCGCACCGCGCCGGACTTGGCCAACGCGATCGACGAGAGCGTGAAGCGCGTCAGGAAAGAGCAACACAGGCATCCGCCGAAATACGTGTATCCGCGTGAACTACTTACCGTGAGCAGGCTCGGGAAGATTGCCAAGCAGGTCGAGTTCCGTGTCAAGGCTTCGGACGTGGCGTTCACGACTAGGCTCGCTTCGCAGAAGGCAGTGAAGAAGGGCATCTACGGCGGCGGCTATCTGATGAGCGAAGCCAAGGCCGCGGAACTGAAGGCCGCGGAACTGAAGGCCGCGGAACTGAAGGCCGCGGAAGATGTGACGGTATGGCCGCTCAGCGATTCCGAGAAGCGGATCATCGAAAACCTATGCTAGCCTTAAGGAGGAGGAATAATGGTGCAAGATTTGAGCATGTACGCCATCAGAGACAGTATGGCGGATTACACGTTGACGCTTGGCAATCTGATCGCACGCGGTTTTGATACGGATGAAAAACTGCATTTGAGCGCTCAATATTATCCGATTTTCGACGAAAACTATAGGGCGAAATTGAACGAGAAAATCGTGGCACACTACGCACTGCGTGAAATCGGTTCGGAAACGGGGCAAATGTTCATATTTTATCTGGGGCGTACCATGCGTGAGCAGATGGACTATTTCAACCAGCTCTATTTGTCCGCGCAACGCGAGTTCGACCCGTTCATCACGTCCGACATTCGACAGGAAATGGACTCGACCAGTACGAACGAGTCCAGCGGGAAATCGAGCGGCACACAGTCGAACGAGTCCACGGCAAACAGCACGTCCGACACCACCGCCGACAATTCGTCAATGACTTTTAATTCCGAGTTTCCGCAGACTCGTATCGACGATTTTCGCAAGTACGCCACCACCGCAAGTCAGACGGACTCGACCGGCAACACGCATACGGCAACCCAGCAGGACAGTACGGCCACCGCGTCCAGTACCAGCAATACGGATTACGCGCACTCGTCGGACAAGGGCAATTCCACGTCGCATACGCTCGGCACCAGTGGATCACAATCCCAGCTCTTGCAGGACTGGCGTAACACCATGCTCAATATCGACATGATGGTCATTGACTCGCTCGAAGACCTCTTTTTGGGTATGTGGGGGAGCGGCGACAACATGACCAACGTGCCACAACTGTATTCCACGTCACTCGCCTACAATCTCGGCCATTAGAGTATACTTGACTTGAGACAGATTGGAGGATATATGGACGGACTAAACATGTGCGCCGCCCCCTTGGATATCGACCCGCGGCAACGGTATTTCACCACCGTACAGCCCTTTAGCTATCGCGATACGCTCACCATGCTCGGTTACGTGCAGGAGGTGGCCGAACATGTGGACGAATTGCGCGAGCAGCTTGATAATCTCGCAAAGGACGAGAACGCGGACGTCGAAGCCATCAAACAGCTGATAGCCGGTTTCAACGGGCAATTCGAGCACATCAATGAAACCTTGTACGACTTGGAAAGGCAGGTCGGACAATATGAAGACTCCGATTTGACCTATAATCCGACGCGTGGCAAGTACGAGGACTCGAAAAACACGAACCGAGACATATACCGCGAACTGGCCGTGTTCGGCGCGCGGGTTAATCAGATGGCCACCGTAACCACGGCTCAGGCGGCACAGCATGATTGCATCACTTGGGCGGTGTTAGGCAACCGTGAGATTTTCGGCAACGAAGAACCGCGGGTAACGCCCCGACCTCAGAATCAGCAACCGACACCGCCACCGAAATCACCGGAAAAAGGATATATCCCAGTCGACGGAGCCACATCACCGGGGACCCAAGAGACATATTACATCGTCCACGAAAAGAGGGAAGAATGATGAATGAAAATGACGAAAACCGCGACATGTACGAGCACACCACAACTTATAGTCTGCCCCTCTACACCGACGATACCCCGTCCGATCTGCGCGACGGATACAATCGGGCAATGGTAATGATCGACCGACTCATGCACCAGCTGGAAACCCTCATCCGCGAGACCAAAGGAGCAAACCAATGAGCACCATCTACGATAAAACCGACAATTACGCGCTTAACCTCTACGGAGATGCCGACCCCGCAGACTTGAGGGACGGATATAACGGATCCATGCGCACTATCGATACGACTCTCGAAACGCACCTCAATCGCATCGAAGCCGTGGAATCGCGAGAAACACACGATGAGGAAGTGGTCAAGGCTCTGCTTGGTGATAACACGGTGGACAACGCCACCGCCGCGAAAACCAAGTGGGATAAGGCCGGTACCGACGCCACAGCCGCCACTGCCACAGCCACCGCCGCCGCAGGTAAGGCAGACAACAATAGCGCCATTCTCACCGCGCTCGGCGCGGACACCGCCGCGCACGCCACCGACGCGAAAACCAAGTGGGATAAAGCGGGGATAGACGCCACCACCGCAATCAGCAAAGCCGACTCGAATAAAACCATCCTCACCGCGCTAGGGGCCGACACCACCGCGCACGCCACCGCAAATAAGACAAAATGGGATAAAAACACTACGGATATCACCACACTATCCACCTTGGTGGACAATAATTCCTCACAGATTGCGCAGATTCTCGAAAAACTGGGACAAGCGCAGTACGAAGACGGATATTTAGTTACATTCGGCGACTCTTACGCGGATAATACGCGCGAACGCACTTGGTCATACCAATTGTCTACCATGTTCCCGGAACTGCAATGGAAAAACTATGCGAAATCGGGCGCAGGTTTCAACGTGTCCGGCATTCCGACGTTTGCTCAGCAAGTCGCCAACTGCGTATCTGATACCAGTGTGGACAACGCTAAAGTCAAAGTTGCCGTGTGCGCGGGCGGACGCAATGATATCCTGGAATGGGCCACAGGAGTGACCAAGGCACGTGACGTGGTGTTGGCGATGGGATCGGCATTCCCGAACGCGATTGTCGTAATCGCCCCCATGCTTTTCGATCACTCCACCCTCAGCGAAGAAGGCATGAATAAATACAGTGCCCTATTCGCCGGGGCTCTGAATGCTTCACATGGCAATCATCGCGTGGTGGTAGCGGACAGCGCGTACGTGTGGTGCAAAAGTGAAACCGGTTGGTTCCCTTCGGGCGATATCCACCCTAATGCGACTGGTGCGAAAGTCATTGCCAAATACCTCTATACCGCATGTCGGGACAGCTACCGTGGCAGGCAGGAGTACGCAGTTTCCAAGTTCGGCGATATGCCAGTGGAATTCAAGCTACAGAACGGAATTATTGTCGCGGATGGACAGGGGGATATTCCATCGATCGGTGAGGGTAAGGGCTCTCAGTTGGCGGGCTGGGCTAAGCCACGTCACAATATTTGGACGTGGATAGTCACCGGCAGCAGCCTTACTACACCGACACTAGGCTATATCGCACCTAGCGGCGATTGGGGTATTTACAAGCCCTCCGTATCCAACCAGGGTCATGCGAGTTTCATGGCGTCCTATGCCGCGTAGGATCGCTGATACGTGATAGCCATATCCTATAATAAGGATATGGCTATCACTTTTGCTCAATGGATTGACCAGACAAAAAACCGTTTTTGGGACATGGACGGCGCATACGGCGCACAATGCTGGGACTTGTGGGCGAAATACAGTATGGATATGTACGGCATGAGCATACAGGATTGCATCACCCCCACCGGCTACGCTGGCGGACTGTACACCGCATACCCCGTGTCCGCACGGTGCGAACAAGTGTACGAACGTATCCCCGCGGACGGATACTCGCCAGTAGCGGGAGACGTGGCAATATGGGGATACGGCACGTATACTCCCTATACGCACGTGGCGATAGTCGCCGGTGACGGCGTAAAAGACGAGCAGATCTACGTTATCACCCAGAACCCCGACGCCAGCGCGTTGAAACGGTTCCCCACCACCGGACTCTTAGGCTACTTGCACCCCCGTACCATGCCGAAACCGGACGTGGACAATCCGACCGGCAGCAACAACCAGGGCAACCCCGACACGTCACGCGGGGGAGCGTGGATACACTGGCAGGGCGACAACCTCTACTTGCACGAGACCGACAATGCCGGGACGCGGACACGCATCTTTTACCGTACCACTGCCAATAATTTTTCCGAAAAAGCGTCACAATCCCAGCCGTCCGACTCGCAAGGACAGGGGCACCCGTCCAGCTCGGTCAGTGCGGAAAACTCATACGCCCTATACGTGGTCGGTACCGTGGAGTCCGGTTTGCGCTGGGATGCAGTCGAAGCCGCCAATTTGCAAGGTATCGGCATTGCGCAATGGAGTTTCGAGCGACGTCTGCAAGTGCTCAACGCGATGAAAGCCGCCGACCCAACCGGATATGAGGCATTCAAAACCGCCGCACCCGAAATAGCCGCGCTCATGGGGTCGGGCGGCACGTTCAAACGTTCGCTCACCTCAGCGGAGGCGGCCGCGTTCAGAACATGGGCGGCACGCAATAAGTCGCGCGATGGACAACGCAAACAGTTCGCGGAAGACTACGCGGGCTACCCTAAACAGTACGATGACGCGAAAATGCAGATTCTTTGGGTGACGGCATACCACCAGTCCCCGGCGAACGCGTTGAAGGTGCCGAAGGCGTCGAACCTAGCACAGCTCAAAAGCAACATTCTCGCCACATATCCGTTCGGCCCGTACACGAATCGATACAATCAGGCATATTCGCTATTGAGTGTGTGGGATGGAAAATCTAATCCGCCAGCGTTCTAAAGTGTGGTATACTTGATAGCGGCGGTGGTTATGTGATGACCTTTCCCTTGGACAGCCGCCAGATGATAGGTGTGGGGGGGCGTGCGAGTCATGGCGCACGCCCCTCCACTGGTTTTAGGAGGGTTGCAAGCATGACATTGCAGACGCTTGACGAGGGCGATTATTACGATCTGCATAATCTGTTGACGCGAAACGCCCCGTGGAATTTCATAATCGGCGCGCGCGGCCTGGGCAAGACGTTCGCCGCGAAACGGTATGGCATCAAGGAATATCTGAAACACGGTCACGAATTCATTTATCTGCGTCGTACCGATGTGGAACAGCACCGCAAGGAAACGTTTTTCAAGGATATTCAAGAGTTCTTTCCCTCCTACGAGTTTCGAGTCAACGGTGAAAAAGGACAGATCCATAAAGCGTCATGGGATGAAAAGGACTGGAGGACATGCTGTTATTTCGTAGCGCTCTCCCAAGCGGGCGGACTCAAGTCAGTCGCCTACCCTAAAGTGCATTTGATTATCTTCGACGAGATATTCCCCGACAATCTACGTTTTTTAAGCAATGAGGTAAACTCGTTTTCCGAATTCTACAACACGGTTGACCGTTGGCAGGATAGAACAAAAGTACTATTCCTCTCTAACGCTGTTCAAAAAGCCAATCCGTATTTCGCCAAATACCGACTCGACATTGGCGCACAGCAAGCCAATCAACAACAATACAAATTATATTGCGGTGGCTTCGTCTGCTTGGAACTGGCCGATTATGGTGGCTTCTCGGCAAAAGTCGCACAATCCAAGTTCGGCAAATTCCTTGAGCAATACGACGGCGATTACGCCGACTATGCGATCAGAAACAAATTCCGCGACGAATCGGACACGTTGCTAGCGCCTATACCGAGCGATGGCGAACTCTCCTACGTGCTGGACACTACCGATTACGCGCGGTTTGGAATATGGGTTTCCGTGTCCGAACGCGACGGACATGTTTCACAATATGTTTCACGACGCATACCCAAAGACAACACACGCCCCATCTACACGCTCGACCCGAACCATGTTGACGAAAAAACATGGTATGTCAAAAAGTCAGATGATATAATAAGGCGACTCACTACCGGCTACCGACTTGGCAAAATACGGTTCGACGACTCACAAGTAAAAGCCGACTTCGGTTTGATCATAGGAGAATTACTAGGAAAGTAAGGAGATAATTAATGACAATGACGACAACCGATGCATGGTGCGTATTTGCAATAGTCTTCTTTATCATTGTGGATTACGTCACCGGTATTGCAAAAGCAATACTCAACAACACGTTAAGTTCACAGAAAATGCGACAAGGCTTATGGCACAAGTTCGCCTATCTCATGCTAACCCTAGTAGCCTATTTCGTGGACATGATTAACCTACACGTAGATCTTGGACTGCCGGTCAGCGTATTCGTCTGCACCGTAGGCGGCATCAGCCTAATCGAACTCACCTCAATCCTGGAAAACATCACCGCCATCAATCCAGAATTAGCGGACGCCCCATTTATGAGCGTGTTCACGCAAAACAATACCCCCAAACATAGGAAGGAAAACTAACATGAATATCCAAGAATGGATGAACAACGTTAACGGCAAAATCATCGACATGGACGGCGCATACGGCGGACAATGCTGGGACTTATGGAGCAACTACGCCCGCAACGTATACGGCATCCCAGCCGCCGACACCAACACCGTAGACGGATACGCCGCAAGCGTCTACACTGCACGATACGACCGCTCCCGCGCTCTACAGGACACATTCAGCCGAGAGGGTGCCAACTATACGCCGGTTTACGGTGACGTGGCCTTCTGGAACGGCAACGGCATGAACCACGTAGCGATTGTGATACGAGACAACGGCAACGGCACCCTGGAAACCATGTCGCAGAACCCCAACAAAGCCGGATACGTGACCCTCACCAAGAACGGTATTATCGGCTACTTTCACCCACGATCAACAAGCACCCCAACGCCAACACCGGCAAACAATAACGTAACAATCACTCCACGAACCTACAAAGTCAACGTAGACGTGCTCAACGTACGCTCCGCGCCATCAACCTCAGCACAGATAGTCGCCCAATACCACTACGGACAAACAGTCAACCTATCCGAAGGCGGTGTGATCGCAGACGGATACATTTGGGCACACTACGTAGGCCATTCAGGCAAAACCCGATACGTAGCACTCGCCCCAGCAGACAAGTCCGCATGGTATCTCGTATTCGCCTAAATTGACAGCATAAGAAAAGCCCCTAGGTATTAACCTAGGGGCTTTACTTATTACCACATGAACGCTTCAATATCCTCAGCAGAAAACAGAAGCAAATCATCATCCGTCTCATAAGGCAAAAGGAATTGATACGAATCATACAAGACCACGCCATAATCATCAACGGCCTGATCGCGCTCAATCGAACTCGCAACACCGTCCTTGACACCATGAAGCGTCACAGACGGGTCATCCCACAAAGTGGCCAGCAGTTCATTCTTTCCCTTGAGAGTCATATCTGAAATCATCATTTTATTTTTCCTTTCCCTTGAAGTTGATAGTTATACCATAATACAAACAAACAAACGACACGCCCAAAAACAAAACAAAACAAAAAAATAAAAAACAACCAACAGCCACCAATAAGCTACGGTTACGTTACCGTAACCTAGCCGGACACAGATTGTTGCACATACAACCATTGACACAGTGTCAATAAAAAAAACGACACGCCCGAAATAAAAAAAATATAATAGAGGCATGAACAAAACAAAGAGACAACAAGACCACAGAACACAAAAAAATAATACACAAATAAAAAAAACCACAAGGGAAAATCTTCATACAAAGCGACACCCCTCCCAC